AAAATCTTAAAAAAATGGCATCAGTAATTGATGAATTATTATTAACAATTGCTGCTCCTGGCAAAAATGATTCTGAAAAAAAATCAGAAGATACAAGACTTGAAGATCTTAGAAAAAAATATCAAGAACCAAGAGATGCTTTAAATGATATGAATAAAACTTCTGATTCTGAAAAAGCTATTAAAGATAGCCCATATTCAAAAGAATATAGAATTTTAGAAGCGCCATTAAGTATAAGAGGCTGTCCAGATCATCCTGGTGCTCAAGTAGCTAGGGTTGGAGAACATACTTGGCAATGTGATTTAGATAAAAAAATCTATAATTATGATACCGGCTTTACATTAAATAATGGATCAAAAGTTCCTGGTGGCGGTGTTGAAGGACAAAGCTCAATACAAAGACAAGAATCTCATGCGATTTTTGATTCTAGAGAGTCACGCCTACAAGGATTCCAACAATAATAAGCAATATATAGATATATATTGTGTATGAATAAGAATTCTCTTCAAAAAATATTAGATAATCCAGATAAAGATGAAATTATCGCGAAGCTTATTATTGGTATAACTCCAAAAGATGTTCATGACTGGCTTGAAGCCAAATATACCAATGTAAGCGAGTCTAAATTTGTCATTTCAGAAAAAACATTAAAGAATTTCCAAGATAATTATTTGGATCTTTATACTCAAATTAAAGAAGATGTTTTAAAAACATCTCAAAACATTACATTAGCACCACATGATCAAGCTACCTTAGCAGTTAAAGGAAGTAAAGCTTATAAAGATAAGATGCTTGAATTGGCTGGTAGTGAAGTTGATATAAAGAAAATGATTACAAATATGCTTGTTGCAATTGAAACTAGAGCTGGGCAAGTTTTCGATGCAATTCAAGATGACCCAAGAAATATAAACACTAGATTAGATAGGGTTTTAATTGAATGGTTTGATTCTTTAGGAAATATGCTTGAAAAATATCATAAATTAGTTATTGCGCCACCAGACCAAATAATTCAGCATCAAGTAACTTTGCAGGTTGTAGATCAGCATATTTCTGTATTTTATGAGACAATTAAAGAAATTCTTTCTAAAATGGATTTAGAAACTTCTTTATACTTTATGGAAGTTTTTAATGAGAAAATGTCAAAGCTTAAAGCTCCACAACAAGAATTGTTAAATACTGAAGCCAGGTTGGCTGAAGCCAAAGTAGTAAATGAAACTATAAATAAAAAATTAAATGGTGAGCCATGACTAAACCTAAATCTAAATCACGTATTGAAAATTTATTTAATAATCCTACTGAAAATGGGACTATTTCTTATGAAGATTTTTTAAGATATCAAGCTCAAACTGGCGACCAAACAATAAGTTGGGAGCAATTTGAAAATTTACAAAAATTATTAAAAGGCTTGCCAGCTCCAGAAGATGAAGGCACTTATTCTGATAAGTCTCTAACAAGAAATTCATATCCAAATATTGATTATCTTCGTGTACCTGGACAAAGAGATACTCAAAAATGGATTGATATTGCTAAAACTTTATATCAACAAGAAAAACAAGGACAATCTAGAGTTAATGTAATTAATCAAATTACAAATGGATGGAATGAGCCTGAAAAATATGATTTTATTAATTGGCTTAAATTTTATGAAAGTGGCGACTATGTAAAATATAAATTCGCCCAATCTTACTATGTTAATGATTCTATGCCTGGATACGCACTTCCAGTTCATAGGGACATTCCACGTCAAGAAGAAAGAAATATTGATTTTGCTAGAGACCAAGTTGTTGCAGATGTTCATCATGATGCTGAAAAAGCTGCGCAAATAGAAAAACAAAGAGATAAATTAATTAGCAGATTAGATTCTGTTGAAAAATTATTACGCTCTCGCTCAGGACAATTATTGTCTGGCAATGATTTTGAATCTTTAATTGATGCAATTTATAATTTGAAGAAAAAGGTTAATCTTTTAAATAAAAAATCATCTTCCTTAAGAACATATCAAGATATGATTATTCGCGAAGCGAATATTTTAGATAGAGATGGACATTTAAAGGCAGCATTTGTTTTATATAAAGTAGCTCAAACTTTGCCAGCTGCCACACCACCAGCGCCACCAGCACAAGGATCAGGTAATGCTGGCGGGTTACCATCAACAGGACCTGGAATGGTATCTCCTGAAAATAATACTCCAGCAGACCCATCATCTCCACCAAACTCATCTCCACCTCCTCCACCACCTGCTCCACCTCCTCCACCACCTGCGCCACCTCCACCAGCACCACCATCTTCGCCACCATCTGGGGGAACGCCAGCGCCAAATCCATTACCAGCTTCAGGTACTCCAAAAACACCAGCTACGCCATCAACTCCAAAAACTGAAAAACCAAAAGCTATTAAGCAATTTTTAGAAAATCTTGATACTTCAAATGTAACAGTCAACACTGATCAACAAAAATCAGATGACGTGTTAGAGGTTAATGATAATGATGTATTAGAGGTTAATGATTCTGATTCTGATTTATTAGTCACTGCACAAGACGCGCCTGCGCCACTAACTTCTCCAGAAAATATTGAACAACCTGATTTAACACCAGAACCTGCTGTAACACCAGATCCAGTGTTACAATCAAAGCCTAGCCCAGCACCGGCTCCAGCAAATGAAATTATTCCAGAAAAGAAAAATCTTGATAAGATAGTTGATTCTGCATTAGATAATATTACTGTAGATGACATTGTTCTTTATTTAGAAGATTCATTGAAAATATTTCAAACCAGAGAACTTCCAAGAAGATTATCATTTGCAGATATCATGTTAGATAAATTAGGATTATCTTCATTATTTCCTTCATTAAGTGAAGCTACTAATAAGGCTTTGGAAAGTAATAATTATATTTTAACTCGTCTTGAAGATATCGTTAGTAAACTTCGTGGAACTATGAAAGGCAAAGATATTGATTTGGGATCAGAAAATGCCAGCCCAATTAATGATCAGGCGGCACAAATTAAAAAGAAATTAGAAAATGCTAATGAGCAAGATAAGATGAAGAAACAAATGAGAAAAGATCTTGAAGACCAATCCTTACAAGAGCAAACTCAAATGAAAGAAACTCCAGAAATTGAAATTGAAGATGAACCAACTCCAGAGGCAGTAACTCCACCTCCGCCTCCTCTACCTCCTCCAGCTCCAGCAGCGCCAATGCCCCCAGCACCAGCACGTAGAGTATAATGAAACTACGAGAGTTCCTCAATGAAATTAACGCATTGCATATACAATGGGAAACTTCAACTCCTTTTGTATGTGGAGGGACTCCTCGTGATAAATTCCTTGGTAAATTAAAAGAGATATCAGATTTAGATATTACTACTGGAGATAAATCTATTTTTACATTAGCAAATATAGCTGCTGATAATTTAGGAAAAAAATATAATTTAACATTTGAAACAAAATCAGATGGTCATAGTACAATGTTATTTGGAAATTTGAGTGTAGATTTCTCTTCTAATTTCAATGTTCCTAATATTAGTAGCATATTAAATAATATGGGAATTGAAAATCCTACAGAATTACAAAAAGAAATGTTTAGCAGGGACTTCACTTGCAATTCTTTATTGTGTACTTTTGATTTAAAAAATACATTAGATCCTACTAAAAGGGGAATTAAAGATCTTGAAAATAAAATAATAGATACTTGTTTATCCCCACACATAACATTAATGTCTCATAAAAACAGAGTGATTAGGTTAATATATTTAGCTACTAAATTGAATTTTGATATTCATCCAAGAGTTTTATCTTGGGTAAGTGAAAATCCAATATCAATTCAATTCGCAACACCAAAATCATTAATAGGCAAATTGGTTAAATCAGCAGAATATAATAAAGATAAGACTGCACACTTATTAACTAAAATGAATTTATGGCCTTATGTTCCAGTTATTGATGAATTAATGCCTTATTATAAGGGCAAAAAATGAAAAAATCTGATCATGTTCAATCAAGAGGATTATTTTTTAAGAATTATGATCTTTATGAAACTGAAGGCGTAAACGGTCCCGCTAAACAAGGTCCAGGCACTGGGTTTTATCAAAATATGGATAAATATAAAAGTGTTTCTGATTTTAGAAAAAAGAAAAAGAAACGAATGAAGAATAGAAAATTAGCTTTATTATCTGTAATTTTAAAAAATGCAACAGATAATAATTCAATAGATTTTCCCAATGACGATTTAGTTACTGGAATTTCTCCAGGTTCTGCTGGTGAAAATATGGATGGAACACCATATGCTGGATTTGGTGGCATGTCAGATTATTATGATAATAGAAATCCAGAAACTTCAGAAATTCCTGTTGGAGAAGATCTTATGTCTCCAGATTCAGATGAATTAGTTATGAAAAAATCACCAAAAGCAGATATAAATCAAATGGCTTTACAGCCAGGCGAATCTCCAATTATGGGATTGCCAGATGGTCAAAAACCAATAGAAGATCAAGATAATAATCGCTTTAGAACAAATAAATATTTCGGTATACAGGATAGTGGAAGAAATATTTATGACAATGTTTGGTTTTAAACCAGTGATTATTACTACATATAAATGAATATTCAATACAGATTTTAGGGGTACTTAAATGTCATTAGAAGCCACTGCGCAAGTAATAGAAGTAACAGATGAGAATGCACTTATGATGCCAGAAGGTGCTGTTATGCAATTCAAACCATTACATGGTCATGGTGAACATGATGATCATGGCTCAGATATTGTTGTTAATGATCCTGAGCCTCAAGTTGTAGTTGAAATTAGTTTCGATACACCAATGCCTGGAGCACCATCCGAAGCTGCTTTTAGAGAGCCAGAGGTTATTGAGGTACATGAAGATAATGATGAAGACAAGAAGAAAGATGTATCTGATACAGATGACAATGAAGCAAAAATGAAAGCTAAGAAAAATGAAAAATGGAATTGGTCAGCAAAAGGTCCAACTGGATTTTTAGATTGGGTCAAAGAACGTTTTCAAGGAGTACCTAAACATTCTGGATATGATTCTGCAGGATTAGAAAGAGCTTGCGCTTATCTAGAAAGATTAGATTCAGAAATTTCTAAAGCCATGAGATTAGATGTTGATGGCGAATTAGATTCAAATAAAATTGAAGAAGTTAGAGTTAAAATTGAAGACGGAATTAGCAAGTTAAATGATCGTCTTGATACAATTAGAGATAATACAAAAAAGAAAAGAAAGAAAAAATCAGACGTAAATGAAGATGATACTGGATTAATCAAACAGGCAACAGCCCAATTTAATGTTAATGTTGATTTATTAACATCTAGGATTGCAAGGGTTTGTATTAATGGCATGGTATCTGCTGGTCATGATATTGAAAAAATTTATGAATCACAAGTTAAAAAATATAAACTTAATGATCGTGAACAAGCAATGGTAATGCAGCTATTAGCTGATATGGGATATCCACTTCGTCAAGACCGTGGTTATTTACTTGATGAAGATGTCAATACATCTTCATCAGACGGCTTTGATTGGGCAACAAATTATCGAGGATAAAATATGTCTAGATCTAGAAATATAACTATATCAAGAAATTCTGATGCTAATATTGATGAAGATCATTGGCTCAAGCAATTTGAAAAATCTTTGCAAAAAGAAGCCGTTCAGCCACGTCGAACAGACGAATCTTTATTTGATCAAATTCATGCTGTAATGAATGGCACTAAATCAAAATATTCTTCTGTAGATGATGCTGTTAAAGAAATGAAAGAACGAAGCGGACTTGTAGCATACTTATCAAAAGCACAATCTATATCAAATAAAAAAGTTGCACAAGATGTTAATAATGTTTTTGATAAAAAAAGTCCAGGAAAAATAGATGCTGTAGTTGTACCTGCTGCAATAAAAAAATGTCCCGAAATTAAAGTAACAATAGAAAATTATATTAAAACTACTAATGGTAATTTATCTCTTCCAGCTGTTTTTGAGCATATTAAAAGCATTCATAAAACAGATGTTCAAGATGCTGATTGGGAAGATAATAATTTGCTTGAATTTATTAATAATTTAAATTCAAAAGAAAAACAAAAGTATAATAATAAAGATAGAGATTACTCTAATTTAGGGCTAGCTGATGATAGTAATAATTCAGATATTGATATTTCAAATTCTGATGCATTTGCAATTTTGAATCCAGCTAAAATGTAAACAGAAAAGATATTAAATGTCAAGTTCAGATGATAAGTTGTTTTCTGATTTAAAAAAATCGTTATTAAATATAGATCCTGTAAATTTTGTAGAAACCTATCTTACTTTAGATGGCGAGCCATTTAGGCTGCACAATAATGGATATAAACCTTTTGCGGACATATATCGTTATATTGGGTTAAAAGCATTAGAGCCTGATGCAAAACCTGTCATTTTAGTTAAAGGTCGCCAGGTTGGCGGAACTACGATGGCAGCAGCACTTGAAATGTATTTTATGGGCAGTGGTTTATTTGGAAGTAAAGATAAGCCACCAGCAAGAATAATTCATACATTTCCACAATTAGAACTTGCCGCAGCTTATTCTAAAAGTAAATTAAATCCAATGATTGCATCATCTCTTCGTCCTAATGAAGATAAAATTGATGGTAAAGGAAAAAATAAATCCTATATGCAATTACTACTAGATCAAACAAGTGATACGAATGACTCATTGCATTTTAAGCAATTTATTGGTGGTAATCATTTGTGGATAGAGTCTACTGGTGTAAATGGAGATCGTCTTCGTGGTAGAACTGCTGACTTTTTATTTTTTGATGAAATTCAAGATACTAATGAAGAAGCTATTGGTAATGCATTAAAAATTTTGACAACAGCAAAATATGGAAAAGTAAGCCAGGGCGTTCAAGTTTATTTTGGAACTCCAAGAGGTAAAAGTTCTGGATTTCATAAAATGTGGGCATCATCTTCTCAGCAATATTTTTATTTAGGCTGTGAAAAATGTGAAAAACACTTTCCTCTTTATACACCAGGCAGTGATGAATGGGAAAAAATTTGGATTCATGGATACATTGTAAAATGTGTTCATTGTGGACATGAACAAGATAAAAGGCAAGCCGCTGAAAGAGGGAAATGGGTTGGATTAAAAAATCCAGAAGACCCAGATTGTAAAATGATTGGATTTCATATTAATCAATTATACATGCCTAAATTTCAAAAAGAAGATATTATTAAAGAAAAAGCAGGTACACATCCTATTAACACTGAAAGAGTTTATCAAAATGAAGTTTTAGGTGAATTTTTTCAAGGTGAATCAAGTCCTATTACTCCAGAAGAAATTATGGAAAAATGCGCTGATCGTGGCAGAAGATTTAGAGCAAAAATAAGCCCTAATGAATTTCCCATTGTTACTGTAGGTATAGATTATGGTGCAAGAGCAGATTTAGAACAATTAGCAAATTTAGATAAAGCAAAGGTTTCAGGACAATCTTATAGTACAGCAGTAGTATTAGCAGTACTAGGTCCTAAATTATTATCAATTGAATTCGCAACAAAATTCAAAAGAAATGATATTGATAGTAAAAAAGCATTAATAGATCAAATTATGAGGCAGTATAGTGTTAATTTAGCAATTGGAGATATTGGATTTTCTAATGATTTTTCTGGATTAATGCATACAGCTTATGGAGATCGTTATCTTGTTTCAAGAGCATCAGGTAATAAAGTAAATGGTCATACAAAATTCTCTGCAGATATGTTTCCAAAAGAAATTGTATTTGAAAGAGACTATTATATTGGCGAATTATATGAATTAATGAAAAATGGAAATATTAAATTTCCATATGGAGATTATGAAAAAATAGGATGGCTAGTTAATCATTGTTGTAGTATGGAAATAAAGCCATCAATTTCTAGAACTGGAGATCCATCAATTCATTATGTTAAAGGGTCAACACCCAATGATGGATTTATGGCATTATTAAATGCTTATCTAGCTTATAAGTTTATAATAACAAAAGGGTTTAATGATAATAACCCCAGTTCACAAAATAAAAGAATTGATCAAGATAAGAAGCTATTAGCTCTTACAGGTTATATTGGTCGTAAATTTTAAATGAATTGTAAGCAGTGTAATATTATATTAAATAATGATAATTGGCTTCCATCTAGACAAAAAAGAAATCATAAAATATGCAAATTTTGTATTAGAAAAGATAATAATCAAAGATTTGCAAATAACAAATCTAAATACTTATCTACTTATAAAAATAAAAGAAAATTAACAAAAAATACAGTATTTGATTATTATGGAGGAGAATGTAAATTATGTGGCGAAAGTAATTATGATAAATTATCATTAGATCATATAGATGGAAATGGCAGAAATCATAGAAAATCTATATTAAAAACTGATTCTGGATCAAATTTTTATAAATGGGTATTGCAAAATAAACCAGATAATATTAGATTGTTATGTTTTAATTGTAATTGTCAACATTTTATGCTTGAAACTAAATTGATTATTAAAGATTATATTAAAGGAAAATGTAAATATTGCAATTTTGATTTTAAAATTAAACATAATATATGTGGTAAATGTAGGTATATTATAAAAAATAATAAACAAATTAAATTAAAAAAACATATATATGGTATATATGGTGGAAAATGTAAAAATTGTGAATGTAATAAGTGTGAATTTTTGACAATAGATCATGTTAATAATGATGGCGCCCAACATAGAAGTATAATAGGTAATAACATTTATACTTGGCTTAAACAAAATAATTTTCCGTCAGAATTTCAATTGCTATGTTATAATTGTAATTATATCAAATATTTTAAATCATTAAATGCCGCTGGTTATATTGGTCGTAAATTTTAAAATATTGTTTTTATTGATATATTATTTAATAGGCATTACAAATGAGGATAAATGGCTATTAATAAACCTTCAAAAAAATGGATTGGACCTGCCAATTCAGAACAATTTTTAGAAAAAAGAAATTCAGCACCACCAGTAAGCGCATTAATGGTTAAAAATATTTCAGAATTTAGAAAAAATGCACTTTCAAATGAAGTCGATAATGGACTTTTTAAAGATGGTTCTGGTCCTAAAAATGATGGTCTAACAAACAATTCTGTTGTTACATCATCTATTGGATTTAAAAAAAGTTCTCAAGCAGTTAGCGGATCTAGTAGTAGTTCTTTTAATTTTAGAGGTCCAGGAGATTCCGCGAAACAAACTCCAGAAGTATATTCTCCATTATGGCTTAATAGTAATTTAAGTTTACCAAGAGATAGAGCTACTATTAATGCTTGGTGTAGAAGTTTTTTTGCACTTAATCCATTTGTTCATAATGCAATCAGTTTACATTCAACTTATCCTATTAGTAAATTAAATATTAAATGTCCTAATAAAGATATTGAAAAATTCTTCAATGATATGATTGAAGAAATTGATTTAATGAATATTTGTGTGCAAATTGCACAGGAATACTGGTTATTAGGGGAATCATTCGTATATGCTGAATTAGATGAAAGTAAAGGTAAATGGAGTAGATTATTAATTCAAAATCCAGATTATATGGTTGTTAAGAGAACTGTTG